AGCGATAGCTACCACTTGCGTCTTACCCATAACTTTAGCTCGTTGCTCCATTACTGTCAAAATTTGTATCTTACGAGCAAATGGTTTATTAACTTTTTTAACTTTAGCCACCGTGGCCCGTGCGTCAGCAGGCGTGGTAAATTTTATTTTTACAGTATCTTTTGGATTCTCATCTGTATATAATCTACGACCACTGCCTTTTGGTTTTTTACCTGTGCCTTTTTTTGGATCTGCCATTATCTTCTTCCATCTGGTTGTACGTCTGCTCTAAAAGAACCAAATCTCCAATTCTCATCAGTTGTGGTGTTTTCTATTCTTAATGCAACTAATCTGCCTCGGGTTCTGGTATCTATTTTTGTGGTTGATGATGTTACTGTAAAAGGACCTAAAAGCGAACTAGCTTTAGTTTCACTAGGAAAGTCTTTTATTTTCAAGGTCACTGTAGCATTACCACTGATAACTTTAAAATCTGGTATAAATCGTTTTATCTTCATTAAAAATTCACCCTCGCCTCCATCAACAAAAGCAAAATCACCAGACTCAATAAACGCATCTATACTGGCAAAAGCATTGCCATTTTCATCTGCTTGGTTTACTCCAACTTCATGTTCGTAAACTTGAGATGCACCGTTTGTATTACTTACACCTTGTATAGTTGGAAAAGTTGGTGTACCAGTAGCAGTAAATTCAGATGCTAATGGCTTTTCAAAAAGAGTTTTATCAAGATAAGCTGACCTTGCCAAACTACTAGTTGTCCATACTCCCTCTCTGTAGTTAAAAGTAACACAACGATCTATTTGAGATGAACCTGCTTTTGCATAAAACCAATTTATTTCAGTAAACAGTGAATTGTAATTACAATATACAATTTCACCGGCATCATAATTTAATCCTAAATCATCAGAGTTTACATTTGAAAATACAAAATCCTCTACACTGCATGGTATGCGTTTAACAGTACCATCATAAGCATAAAAACCTCCACCTTGTCCCATCCAATACACAATACCATCAACATGCACTATGGCATGTTGACCTATAAGACCACAGTTTGATCCCACTTGTTGAATACTAAACGTAAAAGGTGGTCCAACAAACTGCATGATGTAAGCAGACACATCGGTTAAAATTAAAATGTAATCTTTACCTCGGACTGCCCCTTCTATTTTTGTGCCAGAGTCGAGACGAAAAGTACCAGCCGTGTTAGTTGATACTGGGGTATAATCAGTTCTATCTTCTTGATCACTAAATCGTATAAACATTTTATCTTGCGTGGTTTTTGTGCCAATGGTTGTTTCTGTGCCAAAATGTATTAAATGTCGATCACGACCAGAAACTAATGTCATTACACTAGCGGTTGGGTTGTTGCTTATGGCTGTCGCTCTTGTGGTTAATCCACTGCTTGGACTCCATTCAAAAGATTTACCATTTTTTATGGTTGCAATTAGTCTTGTGCCAAAATTGTCCAAAGACCAATTGGCAGGTTCTAACGTAACATCGGTTGCAGAGGCTCTCTCATTCCAAGCAACAAAGTTTGTAGCATCGGTAACCACAGCAGCATCGCTGTGTGCTGCACGAGTTGAACCTAAAGCACCTCTAGTAATACCTGTTAAATCATTACTAGAAATACCTGTATAAGTAATTAATTCTGAGCCAACTAAAATGTGTCCAGACGAACTAAAACCAGAGGTGGATGTTAGCGTTACACTTGTGCCAGAACCGCCCGTGCCTGCCGTATTATCACCTAGTGCACCATCTAAATCGTTTGTCACAACAGATAGTGTTTCCCCACCCCACTGAGCTACACCCCAACCAAAAGCAGGTGTGGCTGTAAGCGGTCCGACTTTGACATAAGGGTTTACTGTTGCTGCTCCACCGGCAGTCAATCCAGAACCTGATTCAACCTTACTCATAGTCACTGTAAAAGTATCTTGTGTCGTTGTCACAACTTCAAACGTGTTTGTCGTAAAATCAGCAGCCACAAAACCAGTGCCACTGCCTGGAATAGTCATGCCACTAAAAGTAAATAAATCACCAGCCAATAATTGATGTGCGGCTTTATTTACAGTCAACGTGGCTGAGTTATTGGTCGTGGTTAAAGTGCATGATGTCAAAGCTGTATCTAATGGTGTGATGTCATGAAAAACACCTCCATAGTATATTGCTAATAATCTATGAGAGGCAACAGCAAGATAACGATTGCCGTCTAAATCTGACCAATTATGTATGTCACGAGTCACGCCAACAATGGTATCACCAGAAGTTTTTTTCCATCCGCCAATTTTTTCTGGTTCGCCATAACGAAATCTTACAAAATCACCATCAACCCAGGTGCTTTGAGCAATAGATTCTGAGATTTGTTTATTAAAACCTGGCTGAAAAGGAACTTTAATAAGTGGCATAAAGTCTCCTATGTTTTAATCATAAACTTTAAACATAAATACGGCTGTAGATTAGCATTGGTCGCACTAGAACCTGCGGATGCAACAGTAGTGCTAACACTTATACCTGTGGTTTTTGTTTCAGTTCTACCTTGACCGTCAGTTCTTCCGCCGTCTGGACCACTTACACTGCCATCTTCACCAAATTGAGGAAACTCTGTACCTTGTGGCCCTAAATGAAAATGACCTGAGTCTGTCACAGAAGAAGATGCAGTGTGCGTATGAGCCACGTTAGTAGCATCTGCACTACCACCTGTAGAAGCTAATGAAACCGATGATGATTTACCATAAACAACTCGGTCTTTTAAATCGGGTAATGTAAATGTACTAGAACCATCTCCAGCCCCATATGTCGTTCCAATGAGTGCAAACAAAGCTGAGTAAGTGGACCTAGATACTGCACTACCATCACATTCTAAATATCCTGTTGGTGCAGATGATACAGTCCAAGGTACAATAGTGCCAGTTGCTACTGTTTGATTACCAAGCGAACCAGCTAAATTATTACTCGTAAAATTATATTTTGTTGCTTCGTAAGTTGCCATTATTTATCCTTAAATGTCCATCCAACTGTTGCGTCCCCAGAAAAAACTAAGGTAAAACCAGCACCCTCAGTTGCTACTGTAAGATCTGCAGCTGCGTTTACAATATTAGAGCTGTTACGCCCCACCGTTAAATTATTGGTATCAAATGTATATCGTGCATCTAAAAAAGTTACTTCATCACCAGCTGCTGGTGAAGCTGGTAATGTGATTGTCACCGCACCAGACGATGTGTTTACTAAAAGCTGTGCACCAGGTTGAACTGTTTCTGCTGCGGACACTGCTCTCCAAAATTTAGTCTCTTGGTCTTTTACAATATCTGTGCCATTAGAATGACAGATGTAATGATTGCCTTCACATAATAAAAATCCAGTTTGACTGGTTACTTTAAAAGTCAAAGTAAATCCAGCGTGATCTGTGCCATCTATTACATTAAAAAACTTTTCTATACTAGCAGGCATGTTTACAGTTCTATTTGCCGCCAAAGTGCCAGTGAATTTTAAAGACATGTTTCTTGCATTTGATATTGCCGCATTAGACATTACTAAAGTTACGTCTGCGGATGCAACATCTATTTCTTGATAACCCGCAATGGCCTGTTCAACTAATTCTAAATTTGCATTGGTTTTATCACCCCAAGTTCCAGAGTTTTCCCCTGTTGCCATTTTTTCTAGTTTTATATCGTCTGAAAATGTTGAAGCCATAATTTTGTCCTGTTTGTTTAATTATATAAGTAGTTAGGCTACCTTTTCAACCTCATCAACTTTTTCCCATGTCTGACTGGTGCCAGTGCTGACATCAGTCCATGTTTGCGAAGTCCCTGTGCTTACGGCTGAATATGTCTGTGCTGTGCCTGTATCTACAGTTCCCCAAGCAACACCGTTTGCAACGCCAACAGATATTGTTACCGCTGATCCAGTTACGCTTACATTAGCATTAGCTTTAACGACAGTAAAACTAGATATTGCTGATGTGAGTGCACTGCCAGTTACGCTTACATTAGCATCTCCAGTTTGTGAAGAGCTACCAGCGTTCATTGCTAAAGCGATACCTGAAACTTCTACTATGGTATTAGGTACACCTTGTGCTCCAAAACAATCTTCAGCAAATGTGGTTGCACCAAAATACATATTTTATCTCCTACCCTTTAGGATATTTGTCTTTAACTGCTTTTATCTTGTTTGCCATATCTGTAGGAAATACTCCCGCATGATACAAAGCATCTAGTTGGTCGCCTATAGATGGGTACTCTGGCTCTCTATTTCTAGCGTATGCCAACGCATCATGTGCTGCTTTAAGTTCAACTATTTTTGCCTGTATATCTGACTTTGATATCTCAGAGCTAGTCCATTCAATATCATCAATATCTTCATTGTTTACTTTAACTTTAGCATCTGGGTCTATTGCTAAAATAGCAGAAGCTATATCATAATAAATATTAGTAATCACGTTGCTACCTCCGTTATTGTAATGGACGATGCAAAAGAGCCACCAAAAAACCTTGACCCTGTAACACCGTTAAATGTTGTAGTGCCAGAAACAGAAATACCTGACCTAAATTTAAAAGTAGTTTCGCTAGTTGTACCAGCTGTCATGTAATGATCTATTACTAACATGGTAGGGTTATTTGCAGTAGCATTTTTAGCTGCCCAAGCAGTTGCAAGAGCATTTGCAGTGGAATCTTGAAATAAAGCTCCGTAATGAGCACCAGCTGTTCCAGTATGTATTACATTTGCTCTAACATTTATTATTAATTTATTAGAAGAATTAGTTGGAGTTACAGCTAAAGTCATGTACTCATCCCCTTCATCATTTTGTGGAATAGTATCATCCCCAACCATTTGAGTCGTACCTGTAGCCGAAGCTCCAGTGGTGAAATTTACTATTTGTATAATCGTTCCAGCAGTTTTATTAGTTATGACATTACCTGTTGCAGCTGGAAAGGTAAGTGTATTAGTGCCTGCAGCTGCTGGTACATCAACCGTTACTTGTCCTGAACTACTGCCTTTGATTACTAATGGCATTTATCCTCCCTCCTGTTCTGGTTCTAAAATTATTTTACCATCTGAATCTGTTAAAGCAGTATCTTTCATAAATTGGTCTTGTCTTTCACCAACTACCATCCA